TAAATGGTGGAGGCGGCGGGAGTTGAACCCGTTCTTACCCTTGCGGCTCTAAGTTTTGCAGCTTGTCCGCACAACACCGGCACAACATTCACTAAAAAACCATCTGTTATGCCACCCTAACCGTCCACATACCATCAGAATACTCTTGACCATCGTTTTTTGCCGACTTGACAGCCAGCCGATAGGCACAGAGGTTGAATTTCTTGATCTGGTCAAGGGTCATTTCGTGCCGAGAATTTCCAAGAATCTCGTTTGTTACTATCACGATAAATTTTTGCATAACCAGTCACTCCAGCGGACGGGGATTAAGTGCGGTTATTCGAGCCGTCCGCATCGGCCCGACCGCTGAGTTTGGCGATAAACCCTGTATCCAACCGCTTACATTTCGGCGAAGTGTTCCTGATCTGTCCACCTTAACTCCAACTTATTGTTGCATCTTGGGTAATTGACGCATCCCCAAAAAGGCTTTCCATTCGTTGTCGAGGTTCTTTTTTTCATTTTGATTCCGCAAACCGTGCAAGTCGGCGTTGTGTAGTCCGTGCTGGTTATTTCCTTCATCATGGCTTCTTGTTTTTCGATAGGCAGGGTTTTGATTTCTTCCAGCAACATGTCACCGGTTATGAGTTCCATTTTTTGCGCTGTTCCTTCCTCCCAGGCTATTTTGTAGAACCCCCCGGAGGTAAAGAAAAAGCCCTTCGTCACATTTTCTTTTGCCATTGTCCCTCGTAGTTCTCGGATTTTACCCACAACAATATCGGTCCGCTGCGCTTTGCATTGAGCCAGGGCATAAGGCCTTTCTGTGGCCATGGCCTTGTATATCCGGATATCCTTTCCTCCATCCCCTCTTTGTCCAAAGTCACCAAGTATTGCGACGAATCCCCTTTCTTCGAGTATCTTTGCACAAAGTTTTTCAAATTCGCGCCACTCAAGACTTCTGATAAATTCGATTGTCCAGGGCAAAACTTTTTCTGTTTCGGTTTCTTTCTGTGGCTCTTTTGTGGCGTGGTAATGGTGATGATGAACTATCACAGTTTTTTTCTCTTCCGGTTGCCTCCATGCTTTCTGTTTTTTCTTTTTGTTTTCCGTGATTTTTTTATCCAGATATTCAAAGAAAAACCTGATTGCCATGGCGACGATGATCATTGCCACGATCATTCCAAAGGTATTTTGAAGCTGTTTGTTCCCTTTAATGATCCTGGCCGGTTCGATCTGGATCGGCTTTGCTTCTTGGATTTGTGTGTTTGGCTGTATTTGTTTTTGTGGAGGAGAAAAATACTGCGGTGGCACCTTAATTTCTGGTTCTTTTTTTATATTTGTGAAGACCGTTTTCCCTGACTCGTTTGTGTACGAAAAAACATCGTCTTTTCTTTTTTCAGCCATCCCCCCACCTTTACGCCATCTATTAGCTATGCTATCTTTTGTTGCGCCATTCCGCCTTCAGCCAAATTACCTTTCCGTTTTTTAAGCCAATCCGCATATTCGGGGAACGCTGCGGCGCAATCTGCCATAAATTCCCCATAAAAGTCAGGGTCTTTCTTGCATCTTTCGTTCAACCATTCCGCTAAGCTTCCTTTGAAAATTTCTCCCGTCGGTTCGCTTCCCTGGTTTGGCTTTTTTGCTCCTTCCCCCGTCATGATCCATTCGGTTAGCAGTCCGTATTTTTTCCCGACGGCATAAGCCCATCCAGGCGGAAAACTTCCCTCTTTTTTCTGCCTGGAGATATTCGGCTGAGAAGTCCCTATTAATGCCGCCAAATCATTGAGCGACTTTAATGGGGTTTCTTTTTTTATTCTTTCCCAAATATTTAGAAATTCCATAACTATCCTGATTATTATCTTGACTTATCATCAGTATAATTATATAAGGATAACAATCCTGATATTAACTGTGCGTTTTTGCTTGATTTTCCATCATACCTTATTCGGAAAACTTTTTTGAACGATTTTAACCCGCGGAGGGCAAAGCAATGACGACACCGGAACAGCAATTTGGAAAGCGGCACAACATGATGATTGATATCTGTCACGAAATCGGCACCGTCGCCGAAAGCAATTCATTGTTTACCGTTGGTCTAACTCGACGCATACTTGCCGATGGCAAGAACATCGAAGACATTTCCGTTGGCGCGTTGTTGTCCTACATCAAAAAGCATGCCGATTTTTATAATCATGCATATTCCCCGTCGCGCGGGTGATTTCATGATCTCACGCCGCGATATTGATTCTTTACAATTACCGCTTCCTTTTTCTTCGCCCTTTAATCCTGTTCTTCCGGGCATTCCTCGCCTTTCACGTTTCCGCGATATTTGCCAGTTTCCTTTCAAATGCGTTTACGACTACCACAAAGCGAAACACGGTTTTTTTAGCCCTTCTCGGCATTGTCGTTATGGCCGCGTGGTGATGCCATGACCGATATCTCCCTTGCATCAAAACGCTTGCGTTTAATGGTCCTTGTAAATGGTCTTTTCATTCTTACCCGCAATTTGCGTGTATTTCGCTCCACCTACACCCGTTCCCATCGTGCCAAGGAGTATTCGGTTTATTTTTACACCCGTGAACAAATGATCCGGGAAAACTTCTTTACCCGTGAATCCTACCGGAGGCTCTTCTGATGTTCGACCGAGTCTCTTACTACAAGCTTTCCTTCGGTGCTCTTGCCCTGGATGTCGTCCCTGCCAGTAAGGTTTCCGAGTATTACCTTTCTCTGCTCGACCTGTGCGGCTTCTCCCTGATCCCCGCAAGCGGACAGGAATACCAGGCTTTCCATTATTTCCAAAAATTTTCTCATGATGAGGTTTTTGCATCATGAGAAAATTTTTCACCAAGCGAAGCGCGGTAGTGTTGGCAATGGCTCTGTTGGCTGTCTCCTGCACTCCTGTAATACAAGGCCCCCGTGACAGCTTGCCCTTGACTCCTCTTCCTGCTTCTGTTTCGGCTCGTCCGGCCGGCTCGGTATCTGTCGAGATCAGCCAGCCGGAGTCAACCTTTGAAGCCCGTCTCCTTAGCGAGCCTAAAACGAAGCAATGGAAGGCCCCCAAGGATATATCCGCCGGGGTACGAATGGACTTTGACGGCCTGGAGATGTGGGATTTTATCCAGGTCGTTACCGAAAGCCTCGGTATTACCTATGTTGTTGACCCTGCTGTTACCGGCATTGTTACCGTCCACACCGGCCAGACTCTTTCGGGGCCTCAACTGTTTGCGGCATTCCGGGAGATATTACAGGTTCACGGTCTTGATATCCGGCACGACGGCCCTGTTTCCGTGATCCACCCGGTCGCCGGGATTAAAAAAAGATATGACTTGGGCGGTCTCCATGTCCGCCTTTTGGCCGTAAAACATGCCCCCACCTCAACCCTTGTCTCCGAACTCCAGCAAGCACTTTCGGCTGTTGATCCGGGCCGTGAGGCTGTCCAGGTCATATCTTTAGACCGGCTCCAGTCGGTAATGGTCCTTGCCCGTGATGCCTCGATGATCGAGACGGTTTCCGGCTGGGTCCGCGACCTGGATACGATCCCCGCGGATGCCCGGCAAAACATCTACCTGTACCGGGTCCGCTGCGGCCTCGCTTCCGACCTGGCCCGGCTCATCAATTCCCTTTTGTACTCCGACAATCCCAGCCTCCCGGCCGCAACAATCATTCCGGCCCCGGCTGATTCCATATCCCCGGCTCCGGTTTCCTCCTCCCCTCCGCCGTCGGTGGCTCCTGGCCGGCCAACCGTCCCGACCATCATCCCCGACGATTCGGGTAATGTTCTCTTGATCCGTTCAACCGGCGGAGAGCATTCCCGAATCGTCGCGGTTTTGGATCAACTGGACACGGTTCCTCGTCAGGTCCTGATAGATGTCCTGGTGGCCGAAGTAACCTTGGGCGACTCCCTGAGTTTCGGCGTGGAATGGGCTTTCAAAAACGGCCATATAAAAATAGGCGGCTCCAAGCTCAACCCCACCGCCACGACGAATTTTCCCGGCGTTACCGCCTCCGCCACCGGCGGCTTTGCCTTTGCTTTGCTTAACGCTGCTGCCGATCCGGTTGCCGTGATCAACGCCATCGCATCACAAACCGATGTCAGTCTAATTTCCTCCCCGCAAGTATTTGTGCAGAACAACAAAACTGCTCTGGTCAAGGTCGGCGATCGGGTCCCGGTGGTCACCACCCAAACCGAACGCATCGGCACCGATCAACCGACCACAGACAAGCAGGTCCAGTACAACGACACCGGCACGATTTTGAGCGTTACTCCGAGGATTCACCACGACGGCATGGTTAGCCTTGATGTCATACAACAGGTTAGCAATGCCATTGCCAACAAGACCAGCTCGATCAGCTCCCCGGTGATCCAGACCCGGGAGATAAAGACCAGCTTGTCTATCCGTGACGGCCAGCCGGTGATCCTCGGTGGTTTGATATCCAAGGGTAAGACCAATACCGGCAACAAGGTCCCGTTGCTTGGCGATCTCCCCGGCATCGGCCAGCTTTTCCGCCATGACGGTGAGGAATTTACCCGCACTGAACTTTTGGTCATCATCACCCCGCATGTTGTCTATGCGGACAGCCTGGATCAGTTTCAGGCCACTTACAAACCGACGGTGGACGATCTCCGCCATCGGCTCAACTCTGTTTTTTCGCAGGGGAATGGTTCCCCTGCATCCACCCGCTGAGGGGAAAACACATAAAGAGGTATCACCATGACAACTGAAACCAACACGAAAACAACCAGCAAACTTCACCCCAATGATTTGCAGCTTCGGATACAGGGGCGCATTGACAAAGTTGACCGTTTCGACGGTCAAAACGGCACGATCCACGAGGCCCTTGTGATTCTGCCCGCTCCGGATCAGTACACTTCCCCGCCCCGTTTCCAGGTCAAGAGCTCCCGCTTGATTGGCAAGGCCGGCGAGGCTGTGGATATTACCGTTGTAATTCGTTCTCGCTATTTCAAAGCACAGTCCGGGAAGGTGCATTACACCCCGGAAATGTGGTGGGACGACGCTGCATAAGATTTCGCCCTGGGCGGCGTAACCGGGGGCAGCCTTGGCCGGGTTCCCCCCATAACTTGAGGCAGGTGCGCCATGGAATGGACACCACTTATTTCGTCATCGCTTTTCGATGGGATTAAAGCAGATATGTTGACCGCTACCGGCGGGATCATGATGCTTTGCCTTATCGTGGTCGGTGGCGGCATCTTGATCCGCGTACTGATGCGCTGATCGTATTCAATTTTTCGGAGGTTTTTGCAATGGGAAATCTTTTTACGGCTGTAGATGTGACCGGTGTTTCAGGCAACATTGAGACCCTGATGATCGCTTTCATCGGGATTAACTTGCTGTTCCTCGGTTACCGGTACGTCAAGAAGACCATGAATCGCGGTTAATCCGTGCTTCGATCCGGTGGGGGGTGTAAGCCCCCTGCCTCTTTTCCTTTCTGCTGCTTGCCCTGCCCGGACAGTTGGCCGGAGGTGTCGCAATGAATCCCACAGACATTCTGTTTCAGTCAATTTCAAACCTGACTGGCGGCCTTATCACCGACCTGACCACGGCCATTGTCGGCGTGGTCGTTTTGGCATTTATCGGCATGGGGATTGATCTGCTGATTTCGGTTATTCAAACTTCAATGTGCCGGGATCGTCTTTCCGGCAACGTCTATAAGGCGAATCACGCATTACAGAAGGCAAAGGCGTCCGGTTCTCAGGTGGCGATCGACATAGCCTCCGCGCGATACCGTTCAGCTTTGAGCAAGTTTGGCCGTGGCGCTAAAGAGGATGATTGTTGATGCTGAATATCGAACAGTCCAAGCTTCTGGGGCAACTGATAGCCTTTGCATTAACCCTGATCTTTCTGAATTGGCGGCGGTGATATGGTCTTGGATATTTCTTCATTTGGCGCCGGCCTGGGCGTCGTCATGGTCGGTTGGTTTTGCGGGATTGTTGTTGCCGTGGTGTTTTCGATTATTCGCAAACTCGGAGGGCGATGAAAATGGACGCATACATGGTTTCCTATCTTCTGGGCGGCTTTTGTGGGCTTGCCTTTGCTCTGGCATCAACGCTGAGGTTTTAAGCCATGATGACCCTTCCTGAAGGCTTTGACGTTTCTCTGCTTGTCGGAGATTTTGTTGATCTTGCAACCCCCATTGTCGGCGTCTTGATGCTTTTCGCCGTGTACTCTTTGATTTTGCGAGTTTTGAAGCTGTTATGAAACTCGATATCCTTTCCCTGAAAACGCGGTCTTTCTGGTTGGTGCTGCTCGCTGCCTTTGGGGCAATTGGTATCGTCAAGAACCTGGTGCGGATATGCGCAAATTTCGTTCACTGATTGCAGCCTTTCTGGTGGTGCTGATCCAGATCACGCCGGGGCCGCTGGGCCTTCGTCCTGCACATGCTACTATTGCGTCTGTCCCTCCGGCATCTGGCGAGGAATGGGTTACTGTTTCCTCCACTAACGGAGTTGAAGTCATGATTCGTCAGGGGCATGACGAAAATGGTGACATATCTCCGCCGAGTGTCTCCCCTGACGGCAAAGTCTCTATGCCCATCGATACCGGTTATGTGTATCATAACAGTACCACTAGCAAGAAAGCCTTTGTCCAGTCGGAAACAGGCGGGATTATGGAAGTTGATCTTGCTTCAGGCTCGGCCAAAGAGTTTATAAAAAACAATTCCTCAAATTATCCCCTTTTAAATAATGTTGTTAATTCACCCCACAATAAGGGGTTTGTTCCGCCTTTGCCGCATTCTCATCCTGACGGAACTCCCTGGCGGCAAGGTGATATACTGAATTTGACGGGTTTACCTATTTATACCAGTGTTGCTGGCTCCAATCCTCCTACGGGTTATGTTATTGCCCCGGGTCTTTATTCTCTCGGCTCTTCTTCCCCTGTTTATTATTCTTCTTCCAATGCCTCCACACATGGGCCGGGCTGGTTTATGTGGGCTGGCAGATTGACGTATGGCGTTCCCTCTACCAACCCTGGATACACCGATTATTATTATTACAATGTGACCGCTATTGCCGCTTCAACTCCCGTTGAAGGTCAAAAACCTCCCACAAATCAAAATCCACAAGAGATAGCAGACAATCTTGCCGGCAATGGTTTTCCAGGTAATGGCCCGCTAAACGGTGAAATTGTTGGTGCAGGCGCTGGTCTAGGCAAAGGCGGTATTATAGGTGGTCCTGGCCAAGATTCGGGCAAGGGTGTCTCAGGGCTTCCCGGCGGCGTCAAGGAAGGGGACATTATAAAGATGCCCGGCTTTAATGGAACCCCGGGCGATGGTGCGCCACAAACTGATATTCCCTATGATCCTTCAAAAGATGGTACCGGCGAGGAAGATAATTATCCTGATATTCCCTACAACCCGGAAGCCACAGGCGATCCCTACACCCTTGATGAATTAGATTTTGGGAGACGCTTTTCCGATTTTATTACTGATGCCAAAAGTTCTTCTATTTTTAGCCTTCCCGGCACAATATTCGGTAACATCCCTGGCGCTGGCTCCAGCACCATAACGATCCAGGGCGGCCAGATATTCGGAACACACACTTTTGATTTTGCGGATATGGCCGGGATGTGGGTGGTGTTGCGGGGGATTGTACTCACTGGATTCGGCATCGCCGCCGTCCGTGTTGTAGCAATCAAGGGAGGCTCTGAATAATGTCCGGCATTATGGCCTTCATTAACGGTTTTTTCCTTGCCATTCAAACCTTGCTTGGCTGGCTTCTCGACGGTCTGATGTATGTCCTGAAAACTGCCTTGTATTTTCCGTTTGACGGCCTCCTGACTGTGATTTCCGGCTTTATTTCCGCACTGGACGTATCCAGCGTCATCGTGTCATCCGCCTCCACCTGGGGTGCTATGCCCCCTCAACTTCTGTACATTGTGAACGCAATCGGCATCCCGCAGGGTCTTTCCCTGCTTGCCTATGCTTACGGCCTACGCATGTCGTTGAACCTTATCCCCGCAGCTCTTACAAGGATCTAGCCAGATGATTTTTGGTTTTGTAGGCACCCCGGGCAGCGGTAAAAGCTATGATGCCGTGCGTAAGGTCTTGGATAACCTAAAGGCTGGCCGTGTTGTCTATACCAACATCGAGGGTCTTGATAGCGATCGTTGCCGCGAGTTCATTAAAATCTATACCGGCCTGGATGATTGCCAGCTCCACCGGCAACTGATCCATAAAACCGACCAGGAAATGCAGTATTTTTGGGATTTTGTTCAACCTCAGTCTTTGATTGTCATTGATGAAGTCCACCGGCTTTTTAGTAATCGGAACTGGCAATCTCAATCCAATCAGATATTTGCCGATTGGGCCTCTACCCACCGGCACAACGGCTTTGATCTTGTCCTTGTCACCCAAGACATTGAGAAGGTTGAAAAGCATGTCCGTTCCTTGATCGAGTGGACATACTTCTACCGCAAGGTGAACTTTTTCGGCTCTCTGGTCAGCAATCGGTATCTTCGTTATGCCTATTCCGGCGACGATCACCACGGCCAGCCGCTCAGCAAGGAAACCCCTTCTTACAACCCCAAAGTTTTTCGCTGCTATAAATCCTATGCCGCGTCCGATATCAAGGAAACCGGCATCATCAAGGGCGTTAATGTCCTTCGCCACCCTGTTTTTTATGCCATCCCCCTTGTCCTCCTCGGAGTGATCTGGATGGGCTCCAAGTCCAGCATCGGCACCGGTGACGTTTTCGGCACCAATAAGGCCATGGCTCAAGCCACCACATCCGCTAAAAAATTGAATTCTTCTTCGATTTCTTCCACCACAGCCACGCAGCCGGCAACAGACTCTTTATCCACGACCATTTACAAAGTGAAATTACCTGACGGTGTTGTTGCCCTGGTCCCGGAGGTTCCCCCCGGTGCTCAGGTTTTGCGTAGTTTCGAGAAAAAGCAAAGCGGCCGCGAGGGCTGACGGTCCGCCGCTTGCGGCGCGCCGGTGGCCCTCGCGTAAGGAATCACCTTCACTTTAAGAGGTTTTTCATGGAATCGGTTGCATCGGCGGGGTTTTCCCCGTCTTCCCAAGCTGGAATAACATGGGGGGTCGAAGTCGCCAGGGGTCTTGATCGGTTGAAGATCGGCTTCTATGTTGCCTTTCAAAATCTAAAAAAAGACAGCGACATGAACCCATTCTTTGAAATTCTCGATACCGCAAAGTGCGAAGCTAAGCTTTTGCATGATGTCTTTCCTATCTCCCTTGACCCGAACGGGGAAGAGCGATTTATTTTCAATGTCCATTCTTCCGGCCGTCATGGCGGGTATGCTTATCATATGTCCCGCGGGGATGTTCATATCTTCGTTTCCCGCCGGAAGGATATGCTTACGCCTAATGTCCTGATTGATATTGGTTCTCTTTCCTGCTGGAATCCCGGCTTTGATGCTGTCCTCCAGTCCATTCATGATTTGCTTGGTATGTATGGCGGCGAGGTCTGCAAAAACACGATTTCCGAAGTCCATCTTTGCACCGATTTTGTCGGCCAGAGTATTTCCGATCTTCCCCTTGAGCTTCATGAATTGTGGATCACCCGTGCAAACCGTTTCGATGTTTACCGGGAACGCACACGGTTTTCCGGCATCTCATGGGTCCAGACCGAAGGCCGGCTGGGTCTATCCGATAACCCCCAGGATTTTTTCGTTGATGAAATTCAGGCAGCCCATGAAACCGGTATCCGTGTCGGCAAGGGCGATATCATGATGAGGATCTACGACAAGGTCCTTGAGCTTAAACACGACGCATCGAAACAGTCAGTTTTCGCCAGTGTTTGGGGAAAAGAAGAATACAACGAATCCCCCGTTACCCGGGTCGAATTTCAGCTTCGGCGAACCGTCCTTAAACAGATGGATATCCACAGCCTTGATGATCTCCGCCACAAGATTACCGGCATTTGGAAATACTGCACCGAAGATTGGTCCAGGTTTACCGAAAAACCGGTTGACCGTGAAAACCGCCATCAGGACCGCGCTTGCTTGCATCCTTGGTGGCTACAAGTTCAGCATGTGCAATGGTCATCCTCCCTTGTCACGGTTTTTCGAAAAAAGAAAGTCCCCACCAAAAACGAAGAGCATCTCCTTGACCTTATTGCCGGCTGCACTATCAGCCTCGGCGCGATTAAGGAATGCGGGGATGAAGACATCGAGAGCGTTATTACCTTGGGGCAGGCTTATCTTGAGGATCGTTTGCGTAATTTTCACCGCCAAAAAAGACAATCCGGAATAACGGAATTTGTCCATCGGATGAAAACCAGAAGCCGGGCCATTTGGGGCCCTGGTTATTCGTCTTTGTGCTTTGCCTAATGTTTCCCGCATCTGATTTGACTTATTTTGTTCCTGTGCGTACTATCGGCCCACAAGGAGGGTTGTGTATGCGTGGGTCAATTTATAGTCGTCAGCGGTGTTCCTTGTGCGGATCGTTGTTCTTCTATACAGGCCGGCGCGGTCTTTTCTGTCCTTCCCATCCAGATCAGCAAGCCACCGGGGATTTTTATGTCTCATTTGGTCGCAAAGTTCAGAAGCGGTTCAAAGATTTTCTTTCTGCAGAACGGTTTCTTGACGGGTTGCGCTATGAAAGCGACAAGGGCACCTTTGATTTCCGAGATTATCAAAAGTGCGCCCCCCTTGGCTTTCGGTCGTTGGTCGAAAAATACCTTACCATGAAGGAACAGCAGATAAAGGCCTCCTCTCACCGGGAGATAAAGCGTTTTCTTTTTTCCGCCGTTGCTGCCTGGGGCGACCGCAATATAAAATCTATTGGCTTTGGTGATCTGGAAGATTTTATTTTTGGGTATCCTGCCTCGTCTAAGACCAGGGCGAACATCAAGACTTGTCTGCATTCATTTTTTCGCTGGATCGAACACCGCGAGCGCGGCGCTTACCGGATTCCTGATTTTCCCGAGGTCAATTTCACCCTGGGCTATCGAAAAATTCTTGACAAAGAAAGCCAGGAAGCGGTGATTGAAGAAGTTCGTCGGCTGACCTATGACCTTAATCCCCGTATCTGGCTTGGCATCAAATGGTTGTCCACCTATATTTCCATCCGGCCGGCTGAAATGATCAGCGTGAAGGAAGGTGAGCTTGATAGGAAGACAGGCCATTTTTTCATTCCTAACCCCAAGGAAAACCGCTTTAAGGTTGTTCCCATGTTGCCGGAAGATATCGAGCTTGTCCGGTCTCTTCCGGTTGGCCTTCCCGATCTTTCCTTTTTCCGGCACACAAAAGGCGGTTCTGGTTGTTGCCCTGGTCAACCTTTTGGCCAGAAATATTTTTACAAATGGTGGAAGAAAGCCTGTGTGAATCTCGGAATTGAAGGGGTGGACTTGTACGGCGGGACGAAACATAGCACCGCCACGGCTCTTCGTGCTGTTCTCAGCCCGGAACAAATTCAGCGCGGGGCCAAGATCAGCACGAATAAAGCCTTTCAGCGGTATCTACAGATGAACGACCAGGACGCTTTGGATGTTTACCGGTCGGCGTTGACATTGACGAAAATCGCACAACATCCGCACAACGCTTCCGGCGTGCTCACCAAAAAGAAATTATAATAATTTCAATTAGTTAAATGGTGGAGGCGGCGGGAGTTGAACCCG